GAACGCGGCGACTTCTGTGAGAACGCCGCTTGTTCCAACTCCTATGCCTACCTTGCCGCTGCCAGCGTAGGTGCCATAGACCGCAGCAATGTCCGTTCCTCCAAGCGATGACCACTGAACCCCCAAAGCAGTCGATAAAGCTGTTGGTGTGCTAGCGGTGCCATTGGCGGAAGTCAATGCACCTGTTGTGGAAAGCGTGGTGAAGGCGCCTGCGGCTGGGGTTGTTGAGCCGATGGCTGGCGGTGTTGCGGCGTTAGCCGTGGCAAATGTGCCCAATCCGAGACTCGTCCTTTGCGCCGAAGCATCTGCCGCCGTCAGCAAGGCGCGACCTGCGGTGGTGCTGTCGGAGATTGCGGATGCTGCGTGGGTATGCGATGCCGCTGCAAAATCCGTTGTAGCAGCAGCAGCCGCTGACCCGAGCGTAGGCTTGTTCAAAATCTGCGCGTCACCGCTGCTTGCGTTCCAGTCGGCGTTGACGTTCACCTCCGCGCCACTTGCAATGCCGTCAAGTTTCGTCTTGTCCGCCGCGCTCATCGATCCAGCCGCCAAAGTTGTCGCCGCTGAAATTGAAATGGCAGGCGTTGTCCCGCCACTGGAAACAATAGGTGCGGTTCCTGTGACCGATGTCACTTGCGCGTTGTTGGTGACGTTGCCGAGGCCAACCGCTGATTTGGTGATGTTGCTCGTCAGTGCCAGCGTCCCCGCTGCATCCGGCAACTCAATCGCTCTGTCTGCCGTTGCGGTTCCTGTGAGCGTGGTGCGTGTTCCTGCTACGCCGAGTTCGATGGAGCCAGTGCCGCGTGTGTCGATGGAGCCGCCTCCTTGGCTTGTGTTGATGGAGCCACCATCTCCCATTGCCAGTTGGCTGCCATTAAAATTGAGAAATTTTTCTTCTGCATTCAGCATCATTCCAAACTCTGAAATCGCAATTCCAGTTGGGCCCGAAATTTCTAAATAAATCTGGTCAAGGCTATTTAGAACACCAGACCCAAGACCACTAATCCTCCCATCATTGCCCTCAGTTGCCGTGCCTGCGGTCGTTCCGAATGTCACGCTTCCGCCGCCTCCAGTTCCCCATTCCGTATCGTAATTGGTGTTGCTTACCTTGCGTAGCACCTGCCCCGTTGTGCCTCCTACGGGTACGCCAGCGTTTGAGTTAGCTTTGCCGTCTAGTGCGGTCTGGGTTGCGGTGCTGATGGGCTTATTGGCATCGGACGTATTGTCTACGTTACCAAGACCAACCATTGACTTCGTTATACCGCCAACCGTTCCTGTAAATGTCGGGGATGCGATGTTTGCTTTGAGGTCTAACGCGGTCTGGGTAGCTGTAGATACAGGCTTGTTCGCATCGCTTGTGTTGTCCACATTCGCGAGGCCGACAGTAGATTTTGTGATTGTCGCCCATTCTGGAGCAGTAGCCCCTGTATTGACCTTGAGAAACTGTCCAGCGGTTCCAATGCCCAGACGCTGCACTGCCGAAGCGCCACGATAGACGATATCTCCCTGAGTCGTTAGTGCTTGAATTCCTTCTCCTTGAGGGCCGCGCTCAATGACCTCAATTACCTCTATCTCTTTCTCTATGACTTCGATGACTTCCATCACCTTACGATCTCTTGGTAGACATTGGCCCTTCCGGTTGCGAAGGCAATGTATATGTACCCCTGATAAAGTTCTATCTCGTAGACGTTGTTTCCTGCTGTTAAGTTTGCGGCCTGAGTGGCAGTGATTGTTATTTCGATAGTTCCAGCAGTTCCTCCCAAGGTAATTCCGTTTCCAGATGTAAGCGTCAATAGCGCGGTGCTATCATTAGCGCATTCCCGAATAACCATGGTTGCCCCATAGCCCGTAAGATCAAACGGAACATTGGTCTTCTTATTGCAAGACTTCGTCAGATAACGAAAGTTTGCCGTCCAAGTCTTCCCTTGGACAATGTCGATATCTCTCTCAATTCTCCAGTAGTTGGTCATTTATATAGAGGAACTCTAAAACTCGTCGGAACTCCATTTGTTATAATATTCACTTCCATCCATGCAGCGCGATCTCCAAATTGTGCCGCACTTGATGGATTACTATTTGTAACAAAAACAGAAGCTTGAAAATTTGTTGAATTTGTATTGGTCAAAGCATGGTATCCCAATCCAAGGTTGGTTCTGCTTTCAGCCTTGTTAAGTTCAATATTTCCATCAGTAAATCGAACAGGCTCCACAAATGATATATTGTGATAGAATGTCCATTGACCGTCCTCGCGAATAAATTTGACGGATTCGGCGTAATTGCTGATTGTTGTAAAGTTTGTTGCAGCACCATCCTGTTTTACCGCCGTCACAGAACTTGTAGAACCTTGATGCGTTACTGTTGCGGAATCTCCTGCAAATGTTGCTGAGTTGGTCGGAAGAACAATCGTATTCGTCACCCCAGAAATATTAGTTGTAGAAGAATACACATAGAGGTTTCGGGCATTTGTAGCATAGCTGTTGGAACTTACCGTTGGAACAAATGTCTGGACTAGAGTCTGAATCGGGGCAACCTGCCAAAAATTCGTGGGACTAACCACAGTTCCATTGGTATCAACTGATACTAGTCTAGTACCAGAATTGCTATTTGTAAGTGCAGGCCAACCAAGATTGATCGATGAACGGAAGTTTGTGACATTGGTATTGGTTAACCATGTCGCTCCAAGATCAATGTTTGTACGAAAATTCGCAGAGTTGGTATTGGTGAGCCATGTTGCGCCGAGTCCGAGGTTGGTGCGGGTCGTGGCCGTATTCGTTATTGCGTTGGTACCACCAAAGAGAATAGGTTTTTCAAACAGAACCGTGCCTCCGTATGCACTGTCCAATGAAAAAAATGGCACACCATTCTGACTGAAGTATAATGCATCGGCTCCATAATCTATTGCATTAGTTGATTCGCCGTCTTGATAAAGCAGTATGCTGCCAAACCTGACGGAATTTGTTGCTCCCAAGCCAATATTTGTTCTAGCTAGACCACCGTCTCCATTCTTATCAACATACAAAACATATCCCCAATCTGAACCATCGCTACCATATTTTGTGGCGGTTCCATTCAAAGAAAGCCCAATGCTTCCAATTGGAGCAACATATCCCGCTGAAGGATCTTCGTCTGTAACTACAATGCCAGCAGCATAACTGCTATTGCTTATGAATATCGTATATCCATCTTCCCTGTAAATTCCAGAAAGATCAATTGCGCTACGAAAACCCTCAGAGCTTGTATTCGTTAGTGCAGAAAATCCAAGACCGATATTTGTGCGAAAATTTGCCGAGTTCGTATTGGTCAAAGCTGCAAATCCAAGACCAATGTTGGTTCGGAAATTAGCAGTATTTGTATTTGTCAAAGCTGACAGTCCAAGGCCGAGTTTTGTGCGAGCGTTCGATGCATCGGCACTCCAGAAGTTGGTTGGCTGAACAACAACGCTATTTGTGTCTACGATGACATTGCGGGTTTGCGCTGATCCACAAACAATAAACAAAAAAGAAAACAAAATGGTTGCCAGTAGTTTCATAAATTACATCCTTTGCTTCCAGACCTTTTGATTACCTCCACTGTAGTCATTAGGGCGAAGCACATAAGGAGAGTTTTCGGCCTCTGTCCCGCTCACAAGCTGATAGGTGGCAGGAACATCAAGATTTGGAAGAAACACGCAAAGACCAGTCGGATACACGCCTGTAGATGTGACCAGTGCCTTTAGTCCAGCTAAAGTTGTGATTGTCGAATCCACACGAAATACATTGGTATTCGGGGTTGTCGGGGGAGATGAACTCACGCCGATAACCGTGGAAGCTGGAACTGGTATGCAAATTCTGCTCATCGTGTAACCTCTGGTGCTATAATGACATTTCCTTGGAGGATGCGGGTAACAATACCCCCATTTGTCATCTCTAAATCATAAACTGGTTTTACGTCATCGCAAACACTTAATTGTGCTGTGGCCGTAGCACCAATGGTCAAATTGATAGCTCCAGTTGTGTAATCACCGCTTGTTCCAAGGGTGATTCCGCTGGACGGAGACGACAACTCAAGGATCACAGCTTTTGATTTGTGGCTGGATCGGATCTGCATTTTGGCCGAATATCCAGTAAGATTTACTGGAGCAGGTGGATCACCCACCTCCCAAAACAGTGTTTGGTTAAAGGTGGCTCCTTGAAATATACAGATATCCGCTTCTGCGATTGGTAGTTGAGCCATAGAAAATCGGCCTAGAATCTACCAATTGGTTTTTAAAGTCAAGGACTGTTTGAGTTTCTTGAAGGACTCAGCATTCAATCGCTTCTTCTCTGCTATAGCCTCAGATCCCGCCATGGCTCCGAATACCTTTCGGGCGACAAATAGCCCTACCGCAAAAGAGTCGAACAAGTCGGGAGACTTTCCTATCCTCTTTTTCATGTCGGTCTTGGATTCGATGATGATCTTTCGGGTTCGGCGTACATACTTTCTCTGTGTCATCTCCCACGCCAGATCGGGGGTTATCCCTTTGAGTTGCTCGCATTCCAAGAAGTAGCGGGCGACAAAACAGAGTTCGCTTGCCATGTTATGGAAGAGTTCCTTGCCAACTTGTGGCTTTCCTGTGGATTCGTTTCTCATGGCGTACTGGGCGCTAACGGGAAGATCCGAAGCCGCTCCTGCAAAGGATACGGCATGCCATCCCTTGAGCATTTCCCTTTCTCCGATAGACCAGAAAATACCCCCAGCCGAAGCATCCACCCCTATCCATTGATTGGGTATTCCTAGTTTTCGGGCTAGATCGTGGATCTGTTGGATCATCTCGTATTGGAAGTCCTCTTGAGACCCAGCCCTTCTATTGAGGACGTATTGCTTCTCTACTCCAATAGCCCACTTGCCAGAAATAATCCTTCCATATTTTAGGTGGGTAAAGACAAATCTATCCCCTCCTTCGGTATAGCTAGGATCAACGCCTGCTATGTCTTTCGGGGTTCCATCCCAGATCGCTTTCTCCAATGCCCCATGGCGTGATAGAAGAATATCCGAGACAATCGTTGAATCATCGGCATCCGCTGGTGGCCAAAATCCCCTAAACTTCCTCCAGTACTGGGGATTGAGTTCTCCGAGTTCCTTTTTGGCTATGGATATGTCGTTGGGCTTTGGCAGGAATGGGTAGCGAAGGCCAAGCCCTTTTTCAAACGCCTGTTGGTTTGGGTTGTCTTTTTCGGAGTCGAAGCGGATACATATCCCCTCAATACCAGCAACCCGTATCTTCCAGTTCGGGGTTGTGTCATCCACGCTCATCCATCCCTTGATGGGTTCGCAGAATTTCCCATGGGGGTCGAATATGGATGATGGGTTGCCAGCGCCTACCACATAAAGCTCTTGAGCGCCCTTAAATCCCCATACAGCCTCGTTAATTACAGACGCAGAACAATCTTGTAACTCATCTATAATCAACACGATACGACGATTCTTCTTACCCTGTAGTCTCTTTTGGGCATCGTCTTTGTACTCGTCACCAGCGGCTAGGAGCATAATGGACGAGGCGTCACTTACCCCTGTTTGAGGGTCAATGATAGCCCCCTCTTCTTCGGACAGCTTGATGATGTCCATTGACTCAATAAGTCTACCAGATGCCACTCCTAGTGAGCGGGCTTCGCGGTACATCTTCACAAGAGCCGCCCAGATACGTTGCTTTGCGTCTATTTTGCTCGTAGAGACCACAATGCACATGGTGTTGATTGGGTCGCAGAACCAATTGACAAGGGCAAATGCGGCCATTCCGTAGGATTTTCCAGAGTCCGTACCTCCAGCCAATCCCGTAACACTTCGGACAAATCGATGGCCAGAAGCCTCATCCACTTCGTAAGTATTGGTGCAAAAAGCCTGTGCTGATAGCTCGGCCCATTTGTGCCATTGGAAGGTTGGCCAGATGGCTGATACGATATTTTTGTAGTGGCGGGCTTTTCCCAACCCTCCTTCCTCTGGCGTTAGACCCATGAGGAAAGCGTCCATCTCAATACGGACAGGACTGATTGCCATTCCATCCTTTGGCTTCCAAAGCCTTCCGTATTTCTCTATACCTTCATCCGAAGTTGCCATTTGCTAGATTTCTACTAAACTAAATTAAATGGGAATGATAAAGAAAAATTCGCTGGACTGGACAACACCAGAAAAACGACTCAATAAACAAAACGCATTTCGCATGTATGTGGCCGGAAGATCAAAAAAACAAATAGTGAAGGCTCTTGGCGTAAAAGATAGTTTAACCGCTGATAAAACCATCTATAGCGAGAAGTGGGAGAAACACGCGCAAATCTGGAAAGATAATCCAGACAAAGAAATGCCCTATCCTTGGGAGGTTGAAACCCCTGCAAAGATGTCGATGCCGCCCGCAAAGATGGAAAATATGGATAAACAGAAGAGGCTGGATTGCATCAAGGCTTTCTCCATGTATTGCTCTGGAAGAACGAGCGCAGATATTGCCGAAGAACTCAATATAGGCCATTCGACTGTTGAACTTTGGAAGGATGCACAACGGTGGAAGGTGTGTCGGGAAAGGTTGGTCAATGAAAATTCTCCGGCCCCTTGGGAGGATGACGGGGTTCCATCATTGATCTCTGAGATCACGGCCTCTCTTGAGACTATGAACAAATCGATCAAGTTTCTCACTGGCAGGGTATTGATCAAGGCCGCAGATGCCGCCCAAGAACTTGATGGTATGGAAGCTCTTGGAATGATGAGAAATATCAAACAATTGGCTGAAGCGGCGTCGATCAACTTCTCCAGTGGAAACAACCAGCAAAACGCTGTTCAGATCAACATCGCTACTAAACTTGATTCGGTAAAGATTCCAGAAGACAATACCTATGAAGCGGAGCTTGTAGTCAATGAGTAGTGAACTTCGCTTCTGTTATTCAAGAAAGATGGACGTTCCCGCTGGTGGGTGGTGGGTCAACTGGGAGGGGCAAAATGTTCATGGTGGCGACTGGTGGGATCTTGTCTCCAATTGTCAAAAAG